TCATCCGGCGCATCGAGAAACGCATCCACCTCCTCCGGCGTAGAAAACGCCGTGGTTGCTGACGTAGCTTGCTTGCCAAATTGCTCCGCAAATTTTTGCGTTTCGCTGCGTTGCTGTGCGGTTACTCCCGGCACATTGTCGTTGACCAACAACCGCGAAATGATGCTTTGTCGCAGCGCCTGGTCATTGGTTGCATACTCTCCCAACGACTTGCGCCATTGCTGCTGCTCTTTCGTGATTTCAAACTTCGGGTCGTAACCCGTCTCATCCATGAAGTGCCGCGCCGCTTCGAGCTTAATCAAGCCTTCGCGCTTCTGCGGGTCCGCCGTGTGCTGGTTAAACGGATTGACCACGATTACTCGCGGCTCGTTCGGGCTTGTGCCGTTGGCGCCGCCGCCCCACGCCATGCCCGCTACATTCGGGTTCTTACGAAACCAGTCAGACAGTCCCAGCTCCTCGGCTGATTTGACGGGATAGCCATACCCGGATTGTGCGGCCGGTTCATCCGGCGCATCAAGAAACGCATCCACATCCTCCGGCGTAGCAAACGTCGGCGCCGGTCCCGTTACCGGCGGCAGATCCTCATCCGCTTGTGGTAGGGCGGGACCTCCGGGCCCGCCGTCCTTCGTCGGCAACGGCGGTTCGCCATTCGCATCCAGCACCGCCTGCACATTCGGTTCGATCGCGCCATCCAGCGGACGCTCCAGCTGCAACAACGGCGTCGGGTCCTCCGGCGCTATGTCCACCGCGGACGGCCCCACCGGTTCCGGCAGCATGTTGGGATTCCGCACCGCCGCATTCGATTCCTCGAGGATACGCCGCTGTTCCTCCTCGATGGACAACGCCCGCACCGGCGCGTCGAGAAACGCGTCGGCCTCCTCCACCGAGTTAAACGCCGGGACTGCCATAGTCCCTTTATCGCACGCCCAACAACTGCCGTGCTTGTTCCCTGGTAATCTGCTTCGCCTGGAAGGCCGCCTTCACCTGGGCCGCGGACATCGCCGGCGCCGCAGAAGTCGCAGCTGGGGCGGCCGCCGGCGCCATGCCCATCGACATACTCGCCGCATTTGTCGGCGCCATGCCCATACCCATTGCCCCCATCGGCACCGGCGCATTCGTCTCGAACGCCCCCGCGCCCGCGGGCGCCACGGACGCCGTCGGCGTCGGCACATTCGTCGGCGTCGGCATCACATCCTCCGCTCCTGGGAGCAGCATCATCTTGCCATCCGGACCGAACGCAATCGGCATCGGTCCGCCCTTAGAAGCCTTTGGTTTGACCACCGATTGCGTAGCGCGATTGGTGCCCGGGAAGTAGGTCCCCGTCATCGGATCAAAGACCAGCTGTTGCCCGTCCTTATCCACCGGTCCCTCCTTGAATCGTTCTTGCGGAAACGGCTGCACCGAATTCGGCGACGTCGTGACAAACGGCACCACCTGGTTCGTGTTCACCGGATTCGTGATCGCCACCGCGGACGGCTGGAAGTTGCCGCTGCCCGACTCATTGCGCCATTCGTCATGGAGCTTGCGTGCCACCGCATCGGGGATGAACCCCGTGTGGCCCTTCTTCACCAACCAGGTATCGAAGTCCATGGCGTCAGTTTCCGTAGCCGACCCAGCCTTGCCCGGGGACGTAACCCTTCTGCTGCTTGCCGCCCGCGCCACCGCCGCCGGCACCCGGCGAGCCTCCGCGGTTCATCTGCATGTCGACGATCTGCTGGCTCATGATCGAGCGCCCGGTGTTTTGCATGCCGATGATGCTGTCGCCGATCATGGCTTGTTGGCGGGGGGATTCGCTGAGGAAGCCTTTGATCCATTCCGGATCAAAGCCCAGCTGGTCGCCGTGGCGTTTCATGAAATCGCCGTATGCCGAGCCTTTCGCCTCGAGGGCTTTGTTGTCGGCGAACTGCCCGGCGAATTGGCCGATGGCGCCCATGAGTTGCTCTTGCTGCCCCTGCATAAACTCCTGCCGGTTCTGCTGGTTACCTTGTTCTATCTGCCAGAATTGTGCTGGTGTCATATTGTTTGTTCTCCTTGTTTGATTGTTAGCGTGATCCGCCCATGAAGCCGCCCAGGCCGCCGACGAGACCGCCAATGCCGGCGCCTAATGCTGTGCCGACACCTGGTATCACGCTACCTGCTGCGGCACCGGACAACGCGCCACTCAGCGCACCCATGCCGCCACCCATCAGCGCACCACCCATGCCACCCGAGCTAAACTGCCCGCCCGAATACATCGGTGAGAGTCCTTGGGCGCCGCTCACCATTTGCATGGCCTGCGGGGTCATGTTGGCATACGGCGAGCCCATGCCTAGGGCCATCATGGCCGGGTTGCTGCCGATCGAGAAGTTGTAGGCATCCTGCCGCAACCCGAGTTGGCGGGCGCGTTCCTGGTCGGCGAAGCCGGCCGACTGTCCGGCGTAGCCCACACGGCGTTGCTCATTGGCAGCGCCCACGCCGGTCACGAGATTGATGTCCTGCGCCCGGCGCTGTTGCACAAACCGGTCACGGTTGAGCAGCTCGGCGCCGATCCCGGCACTGCCGGTCGCCAGGCCGCGGGCCGCCATCGACGCACGCGCCTGCTGGACCGCATCGCGTTCTTCTTCCGGTGAGAGCCGGCCCATCGCCTGCGCCCGCCGCTCGGCTTCCGCCGTGAGGGCTTGGCCCAAGGTGCCGCCGCTGGTGTCGGCCAGCGCCGATTGCAGCCGGGTGTATTCCGGCGAGGCGGTGGCGTTCGCATCGAGCTGATCGAGCAGCGTGCGGCGGCGCTGCATCTCCTCCGGCAGCGCGGCTTCGTAGCGTTGACGCAGACTCGCATCGCCGAGCAGTCCGAGGCCAAAATTGATATTTTCCCGGTATTGACCACGCGACGCACGGCCAGCGGCCGCGGTCATGCCCGGCATGTATTGCTGTTGCAGTTGCAGCTGCCGCTCGTAGAGCTGTGCTGATTTATTGACGTCCAGTTCCGGCGGTTTCGGTGCGCTTTGGCTTCCTCCCATGCCCATAGTTTTGTCCTCCTTAGTTTCGGTTAAATCGTTGTTGAAGTTTCTCCCAGCGGTGCGCCCGGAAGCGTCCATCGTTGCGACGCTGCCAGACCAGCCACTCCCGCGGGTGCGGCGCCGCGGTCATGATGTCCGCGATCGGATGCCGTCCATCGGTCGACGCCGCCAGCTTGCAAACCCAGGCATTCGGTTCCCCGTCCGCGTGCAACGTGCCGGTCGTGTCGTCCCATGTCGCCTCGTAGCCCAAGACAAACAGTGTATCCGTGCTGACAACCAACCCGCCCGGAATACACGCCGCCACCGCCTCGATGAGCCGTTCGCCCGGACAATACCGGTCCTGCCACAGTGCGGCGCGTTCCCAAGCTTTCATGGTGTGCAGTGGTTGCCATGGGGTCATGCTTAGAACTTGATGCAATAAAGCAGCGCGATGTTCGCTGGACGGGTTTCGGCACCGCCGCCGTCCTCGACGCCCCCAGTGGAAAATGTATCCAGAGAACCGCCGTTGATGTTTTTAAGATTGCTTCCGTCAGTTGCTACGGTCGGCCGCACATAGGTGTGGGTGTGGTCCTTGAGCAAATCATTCTGCTTCGCGGCAAATGTCCCGCTGTAGGTCGCCCCGCTGATTGTCTGCGATCCGCTGCCGCGCACGAAGATACCCTGCAAGTTTGGCACATTGAACGTGGTGCTTCCATTGCCAGCGCCATGAGTTGTGCCGATGGCGCTAAACAGGGTTGCGTAGGTTGCGCGACTCACTGCTGCGCCGTTCGCTGCCAGCCATCCACTTGGGGCACTGTTCATGGCAAACGCCATGACGGCACCCGCTGGAAGTGCAATGGTCGCCGGAAGAGTGACGGTCTTGGTGCTGAGGTTTAGCGTGGCGGCGAGCTTTAAGTCGGTCACGCCAGCGTCGGCGATCTTTGCGGTGGTCACTTCGCCATCGACAAGCGTAGCCGTGGCGGTCGGTCTAGCCGTTGAGGTTAGCTTGTCCGCCGTGGCGACCTCGCCGCTTGTCCATTGATACCCTGGGGTGATTGTTACAGTTGCCATAATGTTTATGCTGCGTTGCGCGTCTCTGTCTGAGCCATGGTTTGCACCGTGGCCTCGATGGAGACGTTGCGGATTTCCGGCCGGTTGGCCGTGGTGAGAAATTCTAGTTCGGCGTAGTGCGCTTTCTGCCTGATCGGTTGCTTCAGAGTATAGTCTTCGGCCAGCCCCGAGGTGTTGGTTTGCCCTGGCACCAGCGTGATCTCGGCATTTGGGTTGACCATGTAGGCTTTCACGGTGATGGAGCCGGTATCTGGTAAGACCACATCGGCCATCGACCGGACGAACCGCTTGGTGTGCATGCTGCCGAAGCCATACCGGCGCGTGCGGATGCGGCCCGGCACCGGAGTTTCCAATCCCGCTCCCACGCTGCCGTCCAGCGGATCGTCACCCGCCTCAAGTTCGTCCAACAGCAGCAGCTTACCGGCGCGGTTGACGGCAAAGATGCGGCGACGGGCCTCGTAGCCGCTGACAATCAGATTGTCCAGCGAGGCGCCGTAAACATCCCGCGTCTCCCACTGCTGGTTTAGTGCCGAGTAAATGAGCAGCGTGTTGTTGCCATCTGCCACTTGCCCTTCTGCCAAGGCGCCGTCAATGGGCACCGAGAGATAGTAGCGGTTGTCGAAGTAAAGTCCGACCGCCCGATCCGCCAATTCGTAGTTGAGTTTGGCGAACTGGTCGGCAATCGGGTCCGAGAGCGGCAGCGTGTTTCCTTGCAGCTTGAGATCTAGCTGGGTGTCGAGGCGGTGCGCGCCATTGTCTGCCAAAAAGTAGACGAAGTTGCCCGCCGTCTGGATCGTCCGGCGGCCCACGCATCCGACCTCCTGCGTCAGCAGTGTTAGGCGACTTACTGGCGTGTCGATCTCAAACGAGCTGCCGTCCGTCGACGCGAACTGGTTGACCTCGGCCAGCCAGATTGAGTGCCGCATAAAGATCAAGACCGCGCCTTCCCGCCACGGGTGGATCGCTACGATGTAATCGTTCGATCCTTGGTTAGCGCGGAAGGACTGCCAAAATGGGTCGTAGGTGTTGGCATCAAGATAGTCCGACACTGCCACTTGGTCGCGGCCGTCCGGCAGCCACATCCTGTTATTGATGTAGGCGCCGAAGCCCACCGAGCGCATGGTGCGGTAGGTCGGGCCGACCGCAGGGATGCCGCCCAGCGTTTTGGCGAAGCTGCTGGCCGCGCCATCCCACACCAGCGGCGGCTTGACCCGGCGCAGCTTGCTGCCCGACGTGCCGGTGCCGACTGTTCCAGCGGGCACCGTGATCGTGAAGCTGTTGGTTGTAGCCGTCACCACCTCGTATTCCGCGCCGTCAAACGCGGCGACACTGTTGCCGGAAATCCGCACCCGCATGCCCGCACTGTAACCGTGCATCGCGCTGGTCACGGTGGCCGTGGCGCCGACCACTGAAATATCGGCCGTAATCGCCTTCTCCTCGAAGCCCTGCTCTCCGACCCACGCCTCGCGCAGCAGGTAAAGTTTGTCCAGTGCCTGGATCATGCTCACCGTGTCGTTCTCGCTGATCGTCTCGCCGCTTGGATAGCTTAGCGTTGGCGGAAAGTTATTTGTCAGGATCGGGTTGCCGAGGTTGTCGTTGATGAGATTGCCTGCCTCGTCCCGCAAATACAGGTCGTAGGGGTCTTGGTAGACATAAGCCTCGCTCGCCCCAGCAAGCACGATGCACTCGCCGCCATTGTCCGGCGACGGTGAGCGGTAGGCCGCACCGGCAAAGATGCCGCCATCGTAGCTGTCGCGGATGACCGGCTCGTTCGGCGCTGGCGACAAGACAAACGGCACCGTCACCGGCGTGCCGCTGGACAGAATGTCATCGGCCAGCCGCTTGAATCCCTTCCGCGTCTTGGCCACGCCACGGTCCAGGCGCATATTCACAGAGTCCTGCAACATGCCAGCGGGCAACGCCACCGGGTTCAGCCGGCTGGCAAAGCCGACGAAACCTGCGTCTCCGTCACGCGCTGTTGGGCTTTCGAGGGACATTAATTAGCAATCTTGCGCGTCAGCCCACTCTGGCTGCGTTTTTGCGTGCAGATACGCCTGCTTCCAAGGGTTCTCGCCGGTCATGTCGTAGGAGGTTGTGTAGTTGCGCTCCTTAAACCAGATCTGCTCGCTGGCGTTTGCGTAGCTGCGGACAAAGAAGTCCGCGTTAGTTTTGGTCAGTTGAACTCCCTCGACGCGGTGGTAGGCGTCTGGAACCTCAAGACCCCATTGAGTTGTTGCTGTTTTTTGTAGTGCCATATTTTTCTCCTTGTTTACTCTCGATTTAGAACGACGGCATAATAAGTGCGGTTGCCGACCGTGATGCTGCCGGATGTGACATTGGCCGCGTAAATTGTGACGGTGTCGTTTGCGCTGACGCGGCCCGTGATGATGACTCCGGCCACATCTGCGCCATTCCAGCCGATGGCCACGACATCACCGATTAATGCGCCGGTCGCCGTGATGGTGTCGGTGGCCACCGTTCCTGCGCTGATGGAACCAAAGTTGATTGCCTTGCTGACGCGGAGGCGGGCGGCTGGAACAGAATAGTTTGTAGATCCAGCGATGCGCGTTGAAACAGCCGTTTCGACCAATGCTCCTAACGTGTTTGATCCGGTGGTTCCGCTGGTAAAGTCAACGTGTCCACCGCGCAGCGTATTTACGCCCCGTGATCCATTGTTGAAAGCCCTTGCGCTTTCGGCGTGAATGTAGCCGTTGTCTCGGCTGCTAAATCCGTCGTCGTCGTTGTAGCGGGCATCACCGTGTTCTGAAACAACCATTGACTGAAAGGAGGAAAAATAACCGCTGCCGCCGTTGCCACTCGCCGCTGACTGGCTTGCGGCCACAACGCTGTTTCCTGCGCTGGCAACTCCTTGTGCGCCATTGCCAGTTGCCTGTGCGCGAACCAGTTGAAACGTAGAGCCATTGAGCGCATAGAATCCATTTGTCCCGTTGCTGGATGCAGCAACGCTTGTTGCGCTGATGACCCCTGCGTAAATGGCATATATTCCGTTTCCGCTAAAGCTGCTGATACCAAAGTCGCCAGAAAGGTTCACTGAAGCGCCGTATTCTAAATAGACGCCAGCGTTGCTGCTGGTTGCTTGACCGACAGACCAGCTTCCAACAATGACCAGATTTTTGAATCCATTGGTATTGCCGCTATCTGCCCCCATTTGACAGGTGATATAGAGGCCAATGCTGTCGGCTCCGGTGTAGAGCAGCACCGTGTTCATTTTGACAATGCGAACGCCGCCGGTCGGGCAGGAAATGGTCGCGCCACTCAACGACGCCAGAAACGCCGTGTTTTTGATTGTGATGTTGTTTCCCGAAACTCCAGTGACTTTCCAGATGCCGCCAAAAGGGCCGGTATGGTCGCCTGCCAAAATGCCAGCAGATGTGTTTGGCCGAAGCAGAATGTAATCATTGGCCGCGACAGCCGAAGCGTCTGTCACAGCAATGGTCACATCGTGATCTTGCGACCCGTTGCTGGTGACTGTTCCAAGTGAACTGTAAGTAAGCACCGTTGCCGCCGCCCCTTGAACAACAAGCCGGTCGCCGTTTGTTACCTTGAACTCGGTGCGGGTGGAAAACGAAAAGACGCCAGCGGGAAAGTTGACTGTGAGCCGCGTGCAGAACAGATGCAGGCGATTCATCATCGCCATAATTGAGGTGGCCTGCGTTTGGTTGGCTATGGTGATCGTATAGGTTCCCGATGGGACGCACACATGCTTCCCTGTGTCGGCGGCAGCGACAAACGCAGCGATGTCGTTGGTCGCGCCGTCTCCAACAGCACCGTAATCCTTGACGCTGATTGACTCGTTGATCGTGTTGAGCCCCTTGGCCAGCTCGGCGCCGGTGGCGCGTTTGGTGATGCCGCCCTGCTGAATGATGAGTTCGTCGGCGGCGTTGACGGTTGTGGCGTCGGTTAGTTGGGGAATTGTTTTGGCCATAAGAGGAAGTGAGCAGTGAGGGTGAAGGTGAAAGGGTTAGTTGAGGGCGGCTTTTAGCCGGGTCTTGAATCTGGCGGCGTCGCCGGGGGAGATGTCGGTTTTGCGGGTTGGGGCGACTTGTTGGTGGGTGAGGACGAGGTTCATCGGGATGCCCCACTTCTTCATCCGGGGGGCGAGGTATTCTAGGGCGCTGTTCATGGCGGCTTCGCCGAGGGGGTCTTCGTAGGTGTTGCCTTCCCAGGCGACGCCGAGGCTCCAACTATTTAGGTCGGGGCGGCCGTGCCAGTTGCTGCGGCCGGCGTGCCAGCAGCGGTCGGTGTCGTTGGCGAAGACGGTGCGGCGGCCGTCTCTGGCGATGAGGACGTGGTAGCTCACTTTAGCGGCGGGGTTGGTGATCCAGGCGCAGCTGCCCCGGTAGCTGCCGTCCGAATGATGCAGGACGACGGCTTGCGGCTTGATGCGGTTGGCTTGTTTGTTCGGCGTGCTGAGCCGGCGCTCGTCGTAGGTCGTCAGCGGTGGCTCGACGGTGAAGCTCGGCCTGGATGCGGAGGCAAAGTTCGGCGAGGCCGGCGCTGGGGTAGCGTCGGATTTCTTGCCAAAGATTCTCTTGAGCCAGGTCCACATGGGTTATTTCGCGTGACCCTTGGGCGGCGGGTTGACGGTGACGGTGGCTTGTTGCTTGAGGAAGTCGTAGCCAACCGTCACGCAGCTGGTCATCGACAGGGCGATGAGCGCGAGGGCTGAGACTTGGAGGCAGCGGCGGGTCCGGAGGCCCCGCCCTACCTGGTCGGCTTGCGGTTTCATCCTTTGTTTTACAGGCGGGCGGTGTTGTCTTTGGCGACGATGAGGCCCCAGCCGGCGGTGATCGCGGCGAGGTGCATTGCCAGGTCGCCGACGGGCGTGCCTTCGAGGACGCTCTTCACCACGGTCAAAGCCGAGATGAGGATGGTGATGACTCCGAGGATGGTTGTTTTGATATTACGCATGGTTTTGTTTTCCTTATGATTTCCGGCGGTAGTCCCGGATGACTGAAAGTAGGGTGACGACGCCGATGGCCAGGCCGATGCCCAGGCCGGCGACGCGCAGGTAGACTTCGAGGGTCTGCATGAATGACACGGCAACGGTGCCGGTGGTGGCGACTGTGCCGAGCAGTCCCCTCTCCAAGGTGCTAAGTGTGGAATGCTCGGCACTCATGGCTATTTGCGGTAGGCGATGACGGACCCGGCGTGCAGCTTGATGGCGGTGAAGATGCCGTCGATCGTGGTGCCTTTGGGGATGGCGGTGGCGCTGCCTTCGGTGGCGTTGGCCAGGGCCGTGCCGTTGCCGGTCAAGGTGTGGAATTTGGTGGTGTCGGCGAGGACGTCGATGCTGACAAATTCGCCGGTGACTTCGGAGGTGTTGGCGATCAGGACGCTGCCGTTCTGGCGGTTGGTTGTTCTTACGTTAGGGTGCATGATTTGATTAGGGATGAGACTTGAGTTTGAGACTTGAGTGATGTTGGTGCGGCCGGAGGCCGGTGACGTTTTACTCAGGTTTCAAGTTTCAGGTTTCAGCTTTCCTTTCTGTTAGTAATGTCCGATCCGGGCGGACCAGGATTGGGGTTGGTTTTGTTGGAAGTAGAATTTATCTCTTTCGGTCACTAGTTCGTTCATGGCTTTTTCTTCCATGAGGGTTGATTTCGTGAGCTGGCCGTCTTCTTCGAGGAGGCTGGCGGTGAGGTAGTAGCCGACGGCTTTGCTTAGGACGGCGGGGACTGTCGCGGTGAGGTTGCTGGTGGTGTAGGTGTCGGGGCGGAGGCGGTATCTCACCCAGGCGGTGGTGGGGATTTCCGCGTCGTCGGGGAAGCGGATGCTGTCGCCCAAGAGGGTGTATTGCAGTTCGCGGGGCGCGGCGTGGGTATTGGGGTTGTCGCGGTAGATGTTGAAGACTTCGCCCATGGCGGTCTCGCCGACTTGTTCGTAGTCGATATACCAACCCGTCGTGGCGTTGCCCTGGATGGTGCGCTCTTCGATGCGGCACAATTCGGGCCAATCGGCCCAGGTCCAGCAGCTCTCGATGGCGTCGTTCGCCGCGGCGACGAGCATGGTGCGAGCGGAGGTCGGAATGTTGGCGATGTCCGAGCCGTCATTGCCGCTGCGCTGCCAGGCGCGGAGGAGGATGGATTGTAAGGTGACAGTTCTCACGGAGACACTAAGGCGCTAAGGGGTTGAGGTCGGCGATGGCTTCGGCGCTGGCGTCCGCGTAGGTGCACGGGGCCGGTGGCCAGTCGTTGCGCGGGGATGGATCGGCGGCCGAGGCGACGATGAGTTGGCTGGTCCAGTCGCGGAGGGATTGCATGAGCGGTCCGAGGGGCTTGCCGGCGAGGACGAGGGAGAGGCGCAGGTCGCTCAGGGCGTGGAGCTGCGTGCTGGTCAAATGCTGCTCAACCCATTGGGCGGCAGTCACAGCGGCCGGCGGCGTTGGGATGAGGGTGCGGCGGGCGGCGTCCCAGATGAGGGTGCCGTTTTGCAGTCCTTCGCCTTGCTCGTCGGTGAGCGGGAGGGCGGTGATGCCTTCCGGTAGCGGATCGGCGATGACGGTGCCGATCGAGACGGACTCGCCGGTCGTGGAGTTATAGAGGAGGTGCCAGTTTTGCATGACTTAGGGGATGCCGATGAGGGTGAAGCCGTAGCGGCCGGGATTGGCTGTTAGCGAATGGCGAACGGCGAGGCGGGAACCGGAAGGGATGTTGCGGCCGAAGCGCGAGTAAGTCGGTGTCTCGCCCCTTGACTGTTCTGTTGAGACATACGCATGGAGGAGGTCGCCAAACGCAACCTCGCTGCCGCTGGCACCAACGCCGACTTCGATGGGCGTGTTGAAGAAGCTGCCGATGTCGGCGTCGTGCGAAGACGGAATCAGCGTGACGGCGCGGTAGGCGCGAGTCGTCGAGGCGATAGCTTCGACCCATGTGCCACTGGCCCCACTGAAGCTGGTGCCTTGGCTGTTGGCTGTCGAGGAGCCGATGGTGTCCACGCTGGTTGGCGCATTGGCATAGTCGCCTGCGTCGATGAGAAAGACGTTGATGACCGCGGTTTTGCCGCCCGTGACGACGGATTGGATGCGGGCGGAAATGCGGGTGCCGCTGGCAATTTTGAACGGCACCTCAAAGTAGGTGCCGGTGCTGGCGCCAACGGCGATATTTTCGATGATGACGGTTTCGCTGCCGCTGGCGCCGGTTGCAATGTCAAGCAACGTCGCGGTGTTGGTGGCGCTGGTGGCCACGCCAGACACCAAGATGCCAAGCATCGACGCATTGGCTGTTGTGGAAGCGATGGCTTGGGCGTAGGCGCCTTTGGTATTCGCGGAGGAATTGGCGGTCAGGGTGACGTTGCCGGTGCGCGTCAAGATGCGCGGCGAGCCGTCCTCATACCACGCGATGTCGCGCCAAAGCGGCGTGGCACCGAGATAACCTTTTTGCAAGAGGGCCATAGGTCAGGGATCGGTGATGAGATACAACGTGGCCGCGTCGGGACTTCCGATGGCGTTGTATTCGGCTTGGGTGAGGGAGACGATGTTGTTGACCACGTCGCTGCCGCTGCCTGCGCTGGTGTCGGAGACGACGTTGGTGCCGGAGCGGTCGGCGGCCGTGAGCGTGCGGGTCTGGCCGGTGGTGATGCCGGAGAGTTGGAACTTGAGGTTCTTCGTGGCGTCGGCGTCGTCAAATAAGAGGAACGCGGCGTCGCTCATGACGTCGAAGAAGCTGGTGTCGGTGAGCTGGTAGTCGGCGTTGCGGTCGGTGCCGCCGGTGGCTTTGCGCACATAGACGCCGGCTTGTTTGTAGGAGCTGAAGGGCCAGGTGCCGGAGTTCGAGCGGACGAGCCAGCGGCTATCCAATGCGGCCGTGCCGTCGAGCGGGAGGTCGGCATAGGTTGCCACTTCGCCTGCGAAGAACGCAGAGCCACCGCCGCCGCCCGATCCTTTTTGATCGAACGTGCCGCTGAAGGGGTTAAACGTCCAAGGCATTTGAGATTAGAAATTGGAGATTTAAGAGCGGGTGACGGCAGCGAGGTCCGCGTCGTTAGTGGTCGGCGGATTTGTCGTGTAGGAGAAGGTCAGCGTGGCGACTGTTTGGCCGGTGCTGCCGCCCTCCTTGTATTGCACCGTCTGAATGTTGTTGGTGCCGGAGTAATACGAGATACTGAGATAGTCGTGCTGGGGAATATTGAGACCGGCGACGTTGCGGACGTTGATGTTAGGATGCACGGGATAAACTTTCTAATTTCGCTATAATCAGGCGGCGGGTTGGGCGGTCATGCCGAGTTGCTGGTCTTGCTGGAGCTTTTGCAGCGCGGGCTGGGCGCCGGTGCGGCCGATGACGGCGTTCTGCTGCTGCTGGAGCTGGAAGCTGAAGGCTTGTGCTCTCGCGTCGATCATTGAGCGGAAGATCTCGTCCTGCTGATACCGCTGTTGGACGGCGGGGTTGCTTTGAATGATTTGCTGCAAGGTTTGCAGTCTTACCTGCGCGTTTTGGCCGCCCTCTTTGAGCGGGGGTTCGGTGCCTGCGGCGATTTTGGCGAAGGCGGTTTGTTCGTCTTCTTGCTCGGCGGCGGTGGCGGCGCCGATGTCTTGGACCAAGAGGCCGGCGAGATTCGGGTCAACGGCTTGGAACATGTATTTGACCAAGCCGGCACGGTCGATGACGCCGAAGCTGTCGAGCGGGACGAGCACTTTGGCCAAGTAGTCGAGCTTTGCGCCGAGGGCTTCGTTGTCGAGGAGGCGCGCGTCAAACTCGGCGGTAATGTCGAAGCGGCCCCGGATGTCTTGGGGCGATGCGTTGAATTGGAGCTGCTCGTTGCCGGTGATGCGGGCGACCTCTTCTGGGGTCATGTATTGCTGGCTGAGGGCCATGACTTGGGCCATCACGAGCTTCATGTCGATGAGCCAGCTATCGACCAGCTCCTGCATGTGCAGCATCGCCATGTTGGGGTTGACGGCTTCGGTCATGCGGCCGAAGTAGCGGTCGATGTCGGCGCGGGTGGCGGCTTCGACTTCGATGCTGCCTTGGTCGAACGGCGGCGGGGCCATCCACGACACTTCTCCGGGGCGGCGCTCGGGGATCTGCATCGCGGGACCGAGGACGAGGTCGAATTTGCCGCGGGCGGCCGGCGTCTTGAGCGGCGGGAGGATGCTGATGGATGCGCGGTCTACGCGGAAGTCGCGCTGCACCTTGATCTCTTCTTGGGCGGTCTTGACGATCTCAGGGATGCCGCGGGACTCAAGCAGCGGGCGGGTGTTGCGTTCGCGCGGGAGTTCGACAAAGGGATACTGCGCGTGGTCGTAAGGCATCAACTCATGGAGCGCTGGCCTGTCAGTGATGTTGTACGAAAGCACCGTTCTGGTGACTTTGGTGGCGCCGGTGCGGTCGTCGTGCTCCTTTTTGTAGACGTGCCAGACTTCGATGAGGTCGCGGAGCTGCTCGAAGAGGAAGTTGTCGCTGCGATGGATGTTGAGGTGGATGCGCTTTAGCTCGCCCTTGTGCTTGACGGCGCGCTCGACCCATTCGCTGTCCCAGCCCTCCAAGGTGGCGCGCTCGCGGAGTTCAAACTCGCTGAGGAGTTCCCGGCGGGCGACAAAGGGGGCGCGCTGGATGGAGTCCGTTTGGATCGGGAAGATGATGTCCTCCCAAGGTTCCAGGGAACGCACGACCGGCTTGCTGCTGAAAATGTAGGGCTGCTCCCATTCGACTTCGCCCTTTTCGCGGAACTGGCGGACTTTGGTCGTGGTGCCTAGCTCTGGGATAATTTCGCCCATGAGCTGTGCGGCGAGTTCTTCCTGCTCCGGGTCAAGGATGACCTCGAGGAGCGCTTGCAGGTTGGGATCTTGGCTTTCCTGCAGCATCATCATGGCCTCTTCCATGGTGAACTTCTTGATCTCAACGCGGGTCTGCTGCTCCCAGTCGATGGCCATGATGGCAAGGCCGTAGGTCTCGCGCATCTCAGCAGCGAGGCGGACTTCCCTGCGCAGGTCATCAAGACAGTGGGAAAACAGGAGCCACTTGAGCACGCTCTCGGCGGCGTTGCGCTTGTCGATGTCCATGGACTCGACCGGCTGGACCTGCACGCGGGATTTGAAGAATGCGTTGACGAGGGATATGACGCGCTCGCGGATGATCTGCTCGCTGAGAAAGATTTTTACGTCGCTGGAATTTTCCCAAGGGAAAATCTTCTGGCCATAAGCGCTCTGGTGCTTGCGGCCGTCATCCGTTTGCCCGGGCCAGATGCAGTAGCGGGTGTTGAAGTTTTTGACCTTCCGCTGCTGATACTGACTGCCGTCAGCGTCAGCTTGGTCGATGTCGCCGATGATCTTGGTGAGGTCTTCTCGTTTAAGAGTCATGGGACGAGGATGGAGGGATTGCGTGGAGTGTAGTTGACCGCGCACTGCGGGTTTTTCTTGAGGAACCAAGAGCGGAACGATTTGTCGCCCCAGCAGTCGCGGCCAAGGTGTTGCTGCCACGCAAAATAAGCATCGGCCGGC